AATAGACATATAATTTCCTTTCGTGGTTGAAAAACGTCAGGTAAGGTCTACCTAACAAGATGAAACCGGATTACCGGCGGTAAAAATCATTTGTAATAAGATGTGAGTTGCTCTAAGAGGAACTGTGCATCATTATCGATGTATGTTTCTTTGGTGTCCCACATACCCAGAGGTCCACGGATCCTTTCATGAATAGTCTCTTTGGTGAGCTTGGTCTGGTACACATATTTGAAGCCAAGCAGCTCTTCTTCATCTGTTATGATCAGATGATCATTTTCGTAGTCTTTGAGCTTAGCAATAGGCATCCTTTTGCACGATACAACATTGCAGAAGTAAGCTTCGATGCCTTGGTTCATCAGACTACCCTTAACCTTGACCAATGTTTCCATGATGTTTTCAGACTCGCTCAATATGTCCATTGTGTGAGCTGTCATGATGACATTCTTGGTGGAGTTGGCTACATACTGCTGCATGAGCTTCTTCCAGTACTGGGCATATGCTCCCCAGGCTTTACGCCCATCAGAAGCAGGTATGACCTTAACCGTTTCATACATATCCATTAAGAAGGTCATAGAGTCTATGATTATGGTATGTACATCTGGAAGTGTCTCCGCTTCTGTGAACGCTTGGTAAACCTGTGCGGGCTTTGTGACAGTAACCTTCTTAAATTTGTTGGCAAAAGGTAAATGCTTGCCAGACTCACAGCCAAGGTAGATTACACCCTGGTGTTTCTTCAGGTTACGTAGACTAGCGGACTTACCACTAGCAGATTTTCCTACAACGAGTACAAGTTGGTTATTAATAGTCATGGTTAATCCCTTGCGTGAACTAATTTGGTGGCTGTAACAATTATGGTTTGCATGATCTCTGTCTCATCGAGTGGCTGATCTAACTTAGCGTTCAGTGTCAGTACTCGAGAAGTGATGTTGTCGACATCGTACCCAAGATCAATCAAAGCTCTGGCGTACGCAAACAACTTCTTGTTGCGATTACCTGCATTTGTGTTGTTGATGTACCATCTCTCGATAGCACTAAGATTAGTCTGGCCGGCAATCAATTTCTTGTGCGCGTCAGCCTTCTTGGTCTTTGGTACAAACTGTAATGTGTCTAGGAGAATACCTTTATTATACCAGTGTTTTCCTTTCCCAGTCAACCACTTACGTGCTCTTTGACCTGTTCCATCGTCCACTGAGAACGGAAGCCAATCGAAGATATTCCTCATGAAATTCTTGAATTCTTCGGTTTCGAGTTCAACATGATGGGTCAGGGGCATTATGACTCTGAAGCGATGTCTCTTATCTGTATGTCGTTTCGTGGTGTGCATGAGGTACGTGTAATCTTTCAACAGAAACTGCGCTGTTGGTATGTCGATACTATCCTCTACGTCCAATACCACGACATTAGCACCAGGGATGCAGTGAGCATCGTCCCGGTACCCATCTCTCATGTGGTGACTTACCCAGTGATAACCTGGTCTGGTTACAAGTTGGTACATCTCGTTAAACTTGATGTTATCCATGTAGTAGCCTTCAGTGATCTTTGTACCGTAAGCCACAATGATGTTGTCCAGGTCTGTGTCCTGTACTTTCTTACCACTGAAGAACTCAATGCCATCCACTAGCTCTGTAGTGATGTACATACCGTTTTTATAGCCGTGAGCAATCGCTTGTTTCATCATTTCTTTGCGTACTTGCTCACTGCCTTTGTAGAATGGCAGGTCCTCAATGAGATCTGGCTGTGTTAACTCTTTGCCGATGGTACAGACATAGTTAGCGAGCTTCACATACGGTCTATCACGCTTAAGTATCTGGTCAAAAGCTTTTCCAGACTCCTCTGCCATTGCTATTGCATAATTCAGGTGATGCATCTCAACCCATATAGATCCATCTATGTACGCATAGGTTGCTGCTAGCTTCACCACTTTGAAGTACCGGTGACTGATCTCAGACTTCCGCAGCTCTTCAAACTCAGAGAGACTGTCTGCAAATACTTGGCAGTCTATACGGTAACCGTATAAAGCAAGCAAGACATCCTGCCTCATTTTGAGTGTCTGATGGAATGCTGCTGGATCCGCTAGCAATCCGAATTTGTCATTCAGATTCGACAGGAACTTAGCTGTCTTTGCATCATGGTACAAGTTGTACATGTCCTGGGGTGTTTGCCCTTGTTGGGCTTTACGATATCTGGAGAAGCCAAAATAACAGCGCCTAGCATAGCCAATCTCCAGCATCTCATAGAACTCATCCTCTACTTTGCTGCCATTCAGCAACTTAGTTGGGGTTCCAAAGAGCAGCATGTTGGTGGGAGTAGAGCCGAACAGGTCCTCAGAGCGTACATTCTCTCTGGTATTCTTGATCAGCTTTTGCTTGATCCTTCCGGCATCGAAAAGCTCCAGGTAATTGTTGAGCACTTCCGTGTTGCCAGTCATGTTGGACCCAATCTCATCGATCTCTAGGTTCATGGATCCTGCACTGGCCATAAGAAGCTTGGTCCTCATTTGCTTGATAGCTGCTGAGGTACCAGAGTCAAAGCTGAACAAGAGTGTTCCCAGCTCTTCGAACTCGAGCTTACAGCGTTCCAACTCATCGTCTTCTTCGGTACCGTCTCTGAGTGCTCGCTTGACGGCTAACTTGGCCAAACGTTTCTCGGCTACCTGGGGGAATGTGTGATCCAGGAAGCGCTCCCGGAACGTACTCATCATGTTCTCTTCAATAATGGTTATGGAGTGACCCTTACCACTACCTGATGGCGCCAGATTGATGGCGTACATGTTGACAGGTATTTTCTGTTCGTCACTTAGGGCTACATACACCCTCATCATTGATGCCATTTTGGAGAAGAAGTACGAAACTACCAATCTGAAGAATACCGGGTCCTCATTCTGTGTTTTTTTCCTTAATATATTGACGATCTTCTCCATCGTGGGATGGAATGGCAGGTTCTGGTACTTATCCATGTTGTCTCCTAACGGGAATAGTGTGTCGATTGGTAGTATCTTTGTGGAACAGAACAACTTCTTTGTTCGGCCTTATACAGAGTATGTTCCACCCCTTATCTTGTAGTATTTTCACTTTCTCTGATTGCTCTGAGGTCATCCTGCTATGCCAGTGGTAGCCATAGTCTTTCACGGTATCCATCTCCTAGTACGGGTTGTTGGGAATGCGGGCTGTCCGCGTAAATGCTTTACCTGGTACATTTTCATTTGATACGACAACTTCCCCTTTTTCAGTCATACCAGTAATGATCCATCCCTTTTTCTGCCAGTCTTTTACTATCTCAGACTGTCTCCCTGTCATTTCATCGTGCCAGTCTTTATCTTTCATAGTTTCAGCACTCCGTCCTCGATAAACTGGGCTGCCTGCATGCATACCGGACGGGCATCGCAGTAATTACAGAACTTGGGTTCAGACTCACGCTTTACGATCTTACCTTTACCACCAGTTGCGCTCATTTTAGTTGAGGCTTCCAGGAATGTGTCACACAGCTTAGTAGCTCGTGCTGTCTTGGTAGCATCCTTGTAGAAGGCAAACTGTAGTGGTTGTTGCCACAGCTCTTCTGGTGTGCACTTAGGCAGCTTTTCCTGCGGCACATCCATGTACTTCTTGATTAGCCTAATCCGTGTACGGATCCATGCATCTACTTCACTCATAGGTTTTAATGGCATGGTGCGAGTCATGATACGCTTCTGCGGGTATCCCTTTCTGTCTGCCATTGCCTTGAGCGGGCTCCAGTCAGTAAACAGGAAGTCGATGTCGCAGTTGGTGTCGGTGATGATATCAGGGTTTAGCCAGCGGTAAATGCTAGCTTGCATGGCGTACTTCTTATCATTACCACCGTGGATCCAGTTGTATGTCTTGGTGGTCTTGATGTCTCGCACTTTGCCTTCATATACAAAGTCAAACTTACCTGAGACAGTCCACCCATCCACTACCCTCTTACTACGCCTCTCTATGTAAACAGGTATGGCGTCTGGGTCATCTTCGTTGTCTGGATTGACTACAATACGGTCTATAGCCTTCTGATTAATCCCTAAGTTGGCGAAAGCCCTGTCTCTGGAGTACAACCAAGACACTTCAGCTGCTGTATGAACGGCTTGGCCAAGTCTAGCTGGTACCAGGTCTTCAAGGTCGACTGTACCGGCCTTCTGTGCTGCTTGTACCCTGCGAGACAGCACAATGCTGCGTATAGGGCCCAGTAACGTAGTGGCTGATACACCTTCGGGGTCATAAATATAGTCATATCCATCATCCGCGGCCAGCCATACGGCTAAAGTTAGTGAGATGTCACCATAATTTGTGTACATAGGTATTCCTTATTCAATTCACACACCGGCGGAGCCGGGCCTCAACAACGTTTCGAGCTGTGTGAGCGATTGATAGTTTGGTACTTTGATGGGATTACTCCAATCTGGAAAGTAAATTTCCAAATTAGCACCCAATTTGATCGTATCGTGCTGGATCGGGCTGAGTTTATTCCACTCCATACACCCGATCAGGTTGTCATTGACGAATTTCAGACAGCCCAGGGTGTTCCGTATCATGAAATACTGAGAGTCATGGATCTGACAAATTGGTAGGATCCACTCTGCATATTTGCTGCTCCACACTTTTTCCATGAACTCGTTACCCGCACGGGTGTTCAACAGGCCGTAGGACTGTCCCAGAGCGTTCCCAGCCGTCTTTATCTCTTTATGGGCCTGATAGGGTATGGCATCACTTGTAATGACAACCTGGGGCAATATAGGAGTTCTCAGCTTCAAGCCGAAGGCCAACTCAACAAAGCCCGTATCACCCGCTTCGAGGATCCTATCCATGACCCATTTATCTGATACCGCATAGAGGTCGTGGTAATCTTTCTCAATCTTCTGGGCTACTGCCTTGGTGAAGCCAAACTGCTTCATGAGCCCTCTCCAGGTTCCCATATAGGTCAGCAGGAAGGTAGGTGACTTCGACAGCTGCCGAATCAGTGGGTACTTCTCCTGGATAGAGTTGATGGAGTCGATAGAAGACGGGTCAATGTCAGGCATTTTGTCACCAAAATACTTGTATGCCCGAAGACAGTGTCCATCGTAGCCGTCAGTGTAGATCTTAAGCTTGTTCGGATCCTTGGTCTGTAGAGCAGAGATCATGTCTTCTAGTGATCTGAAGTCTGCCCCCACCATCAGCCAACCCTGTGGGTTGTCTTCGGTGGAGTCAGTTGGTGCTTGGAAGCACTGCTTGATTGACTTAGCGTATTGAGTTCCCGTGCTGGGAATATTTGTCAGATTAGGATCTGAGCTACTCAGTCGACCAGACTTAGTGCCACCTAAATTGAAAC